CCTTGAGGTCGCCAGTGAGCTGCTCGAAGGTGATACCAGCGCCTTTCGCCACGGCATGGAGCTCGCTGCGCAACCAGTCGCTGTAGGCCGCGCCGATGTCGGGCGGGTTCGAGAAGGTGACCTCCTCGCCGTCCTCCAGGTAGTGGATCGCACCGGGTACGAATTCGGAGAACTGCTCCGCGGTGTCGCCCACGCTCACCTGAGTCCCGAAGAACGGGCCGTCATCTTCGGGATCCGCATCGAGCTTGCGCTTCACGAACGCCCCGAAGAGCTGTGCCAGCTTCTGTCGCGCAAGCTGTGCGTCCTGCATGGCATCGATCTCATACAGCCGCAGGATGACCGGCGTCAGTTCGGGGATCCCACGGATCTGACCCGGCCGAGTCCGGCGGAACATATGGACCACCTCTGAAGCCGGAACGGCAACCCTCCGGTTCATCTCGAATGTCAGCTTCTCGTGCGGGTGGTACCGCCAGAAGTGATAGGCCTGCCGGCGGCCAATGCCGTCGAACTCAATGCCAATCTTGACCAGGCGCCCACCGAGAATTCGCGAGTAGGCAGGGTCTAGGTGGGCCGACTCGATCACCTGCAGCTGCATCGGCACTGTCAGCCCGTCCTCGAGGCGGCGATAGCGGAACCGGCCAAAGACCTCGCCAGCGCCGAACTGCGCCGCCGCGGCCAGTGCCTGGAGCGAGTAGAACGAATCCACGCCGTCGGCGTCCGCCTGGTGCGCCCACAGATCCCACAGCGACTGAATGCGGTCGTCAGTCCACTTCGGGCGAATTCCGGTTCCCACCAGATTCGCCACATAGCTGTCCTGTGCACCCCAGGCATAGGCATTGTTGCGGATGATGTTGTGGCTGCGCGCCTGCAGAAGTGCCAGTGAGCGGGCAATCGGCGCGTTAGGGCCCGTCGAGATCGCGCCCTTCGCGCGGATCCGCGGCGCGGATGACCCGCCCTCGTACTGCGACCTGACAGACACAACCTGCCCGCCGCGGATCGTTACCCGCGGTTTCATGTGAGCCGTCATCAGAGTCCCTTCGAGGAAAGTGTCTGGCGAGTGCGGGTGCGCTTCGGCGCGGCTTCCTTCAGCTTCATTCGTGCGATGAGCGCCTCGAGCCGCGGCAAGTCTCCCATGTTGTAAGTAACAGACTTCCCGTTCGCCGACCGGAACGTGACCACATGCTGGCCGGACACGAGCTTCGCGTGTGCCGTCTCCAGTTCCTGCAGTGTCATCTCAGATCCTCGGTTTCACGACTCGCCGGCGGCGAGACTTCTTCGGCGCTGCTGCTTTCACGGCCTTCTCCGGGGGCTGACCGTCACGGGTAAACAGCAGCGGGTTGCTATCCCAGGGCATGGCCCAGGGCGGGGGAACCTTCCAGTTGATCTTCTCGCCACCGATCAGGATGTAGACAGCGAGCGAGTAGACCAGCAGGTCCCATGCTTCGTTTGGCTTTTTCCCGGGCTTGTGCCACCGGCTCGTTTTCGGATCGCGGACCTCGTAGGTCAATTCTTCGTACCACCACCGGCCCAGCCATGCCGGAATGTGCAGATACCCCGCTCCCGCATCCTCCCGATCGAGCATCGCCGCTGCTGTGTCTTTGAGCAGATCGGTGCCCAGCAGGATCAGCGGCACGTCGCCACGGGCCGCAGATTTGCGTGACTTGCGCCGGGTATTGTCCGGCCATGTGCGGCGTACTCTGCTCGCAGTCCGCGTGCTGCTGCCCTTGAGCAGAAACACCCTGTCCGCAAGGCCTTCTTTCGCAATGCGCCGATACCAGTCGTAGGCCTGGGATGTCACGGACTCCTCGCCCTTCCCCTCCCCGCCGGTGTCTACGCCCACCGCGAGGACCGGCATGCGCCGGCCAGACTCGTCATCGAGCCGGTAGCTGCGCCGCAGCACGTCCCGGGTCAGTAGGTCCCAGTCCTCGGAGCGCGTGGCCGGATTGATCCGGCAGGGATCCTCGTCGCCGTTGGGGCCCCGGTCTTCCGCAATGTTGAATCGGTCAACCAGCCACGTCTCGCGCCCTGGGCCAAAGCCGTGCACCTGGACGACGAAGCGCCGGTGCTCGCCGCCCTGCACGTCGACCGTGGCGACCAGGAGCCGGACGCCGACCGGCACCCGTCGACGCTCGATCTGCTCCGCGCGGTCCATGAGGCGCATGCTTGAGCGGGTCTTGGCCGCCACGCGGCTGGCGTAGGGCCGTCCCCAGTCCGTGTTGACGACCGACCGCAGCGTTTCCTGCGACCCCAGCGACTCGAATTCGGCCTCTGCACGCTGCAGCTTCTCGGCCAGACTCTGCCAGCTCTGGTAGGCCGCCGCGGGGCCCTCCATCCAAAAGGACGCGATACGGCCAGCGCGAGGCGCACCGGTGACCTCGCCATCTGGCGTCAGCTCGCAGCCCTCCTGCAGCCACCGACCGCCGGCGTTCAGCTCTCGCTTAGCCGCCGGATCCAGCTGCGTACCGCAGTGCGGGCAGAAGGCCCGGGCAACCGCCAGGTCAAAGTGCTCCATCACCGGCTGAAACCACTCCGAGCAGTGTGGACACTGCCAGTACCACCGCCGCCGGTCGCCCTGGTTGTACAGCGACAGGATCCCGGTGGTAGGCGGCGCCATGTGGGGCTGGGCCTCGGGCCGTTGCCAGTCCGGGTCCAGCACCTCCCGGCCCGGCGAGCTCTCCGCCATGGTCATGCCGGTCGAACCAAAGGTCTGCGTACGCTTGCTCGCAAGGGAGAAAGGATCACCCTCCCCGTCGATGTCCGCGGCGAGCCGGTCGAAGTCGGTCAGCAGCACGAACTGGTAGTCACTGCTTGCCAGGACGTTCTTCGATGGCCACTTGATACCCAGGTAATTGCCAGCGCGAAATGTCTTGTCGTGGACGTTGTTGTCGTGGCCCCTCGGGCTCAGTTTTTCACGCAAGCGCGGCGAGTACTTGAGCATCCGGTCGACGGTCTTCTTGCTGAACTCGCGCGCCTTTTCCTCGCTGATCTGCACGATCAATCCATCACCGGGATCGCACTCGATCTTGTAAGCGATGTACCCCGCAATCAGCGCAAGCGTCTTGCCGGTCCTAGCCGGCCCAGCGAATATCACAGCGTCATACTGTCGGCTGCCCATGCAGTCCAGCGGCTCGACCATGTAAGGCGTCAGCGTCGGGTCCCAGTCCCTGACCGTGCCATCGCCCATGACGACCTGCATCACATCGGCCGCGGCAGCACTAGCACGGACACGCCGTGGCGGGCGGATCAGCTCAGCGACATCTCGACGGATCGCAGCGGCACTGGCAAACCTACCCATCAGCCTCACTTCCAGGGTCGGTCATGATCGCAACGTGCATTTGCTCACGCAGGGCATCAGTAACCCGCTCGACGCGCTCGATTGCCTCTCCCGAGAGCGCGGCATCACGTTCGAGAAGATCTGGCAGCCCATCCAGGCTACTGGATACTGCCTTTGCCAGCCGACTCATCTCCCGGTGCACCTCGTCGACCGGGATCAGTAATCGAAGCTCCTTCTCGAGCTTGACTCGCTCGTTCTCCGATTGGTACCAGGCTTTTCTCTGCTCGGGCACAGAATCCCAGCGCGGAGCATCTGTCTCCTCGGCGACCGGCATGTAGAGCATCTCGGCGACGTCTCGGATCGAGTACGTCGGGTTTCCGCGCAGCTCTCCGGTCGGCACCAGACCGGCCTCTCGAATCCGCTTCGCCATCGTCTGCCGATGCACTCCGAAGCAGTCAGCCAGCCGCGCCACTGACCAGCTGTAAGCGTCGAGCAGGCTGCGTACCTCGCTCACCGGTTTCATCACCTCTCACTGCTCGTGCTGCCGTCGATCAACAAGCCGGCGCGGGGTATCTTGCTAGATCAGCGCACCGATCAGGTGATGACGCCCTGGGCGCCCGAAATTTAGGCAAACACCGACGTCTTCTCTGCCCCCGTGGCTGCCTCCTTCGCCAGGAAGGACCCGCGGCATCACCGAACCGATCGCCCTGAGACCACGCGCCACGCTTGCGCCCAGTTGTCTGGCCAGAACCGCCGGCGCGGCCTGCCCGGGCGCCATGTCTCGTTGTATTGATCCCATGCGATAGCGCCCTGCTCTCGTGCTGGCAGCGGCTCAGGCAAGCGCCACAGCAGTAGCCGTGCGAAGCACGCAGCCAGCAGGTCGCTGTGCTCGAAGGCCCCAGTGCGGTGGAGGTCGTACCAGTCAGGGCGGTAGCCTAGAACACCGCAGACGCCCGTTGCGTACTCGGCAGACGCATGATGCTCGAGTACACCGCGGATACCTGCCGGCTCGAACTGCCACCAGCTGCGAGCTGGACCGCGGATCTGTGCGCGGTACCGCAGTCCGCTTTCCTGCAGTGCGATCGCGATCAACATGGCCCTGGCTGGCCCGCTATCCATGCGCTCAGGCAGCAGAGACAGCGCCGGGGTTAGGATCAGCCGGTTAAGATCGTCTGGTGTCATGCTCGCGATCTCCGGACCACCAGGACCAGATGGGGTAGCCGATAC